CTCTCTGTAACAGTCCCATGATAATTACTCCAAGCGCAAATGGCTGGTCATACGACGATTCTATAGGCAAATGGAAATTGGCATATGAAGATAAAACAATTATTTTCTACCAACAAACAGACCAATCAATTGCCACGCCACAAACATTATTTGTTGGAACACACGAAGAATGCGAAGAGCAGATTGTGAAAGAAGGCTTATCTTGGCCTGTTGGCCCTGACATAACTGCTTGACAAAATAATTTAAAAAAAGGAACAATAAACTATGGCACTCACATTTAACCCATTTACTGGCAAACTAGATTTCACTGGAAGTCAAGCCAGCGCAGCAGTTGGGGCCACTGGGGCCACAGGCCCATCTGGAGGCCCGACTGGTGCTACGGGCGCGACTGGAAGCACAGGCGCGACTGGAATAGGAACAGACGGAGCCACAGGCAGCACGGGGGCTAGCGGAATTAATGGTAATGATGGAGCTACTGGTGCTACAGGATTACAAGGGCCAACACCTTGGACATTGCCAGCGACAGTATACGACAACGGAGCTTCTTACAATCTTGGCGCAGCAGTCACCTATCTTGGTGGGTATTATTACAGAACTGGAAACCCACTAAACCCCGGTTATCCACCAACACCCGGATCAATTAATGCGTCATGGACACCAGTGGCTGATGGTGGTGCTACTGGCCCAGATGGTGCAACAGGAGCCACAGGAACTGCTGGGTTAGACGGAGCTACAGGATCGACAGGTGCAACAGGAATAGCTGGAATAGATGGTGCTACGGGTTCTACTGGCGCAACGGGTGTATCTGGAACTGATGGAGCAACTGGTTCGACTGGAGCCACTGGTATTCAAGGGGATGTCGGAGCAACGGGAGCTACTGGTATCCAAGGTGATGTTGGAGCGACTGGCGCAACGGGTGATCTCGGAGCCACGGGCGCAACGGGAGCTACGGGATTGACTGGAGTTAGAGGAGCAACAGGCAGCACAGGTGACACTGGTGCTACTGGATTAGATGGTTCTACAGGAGCCACAGGCGTAGCTGGAACTGACGGAGCGACTGGAGCTACTGGTGTTGATGGAGCAACAGGATCAACAGGAGCAACTGGAGTAGCTGGAATTGATGGTGCTACAGGTGCTACAGGGATAGGCGCAAGCGGCGCAACTGGATCGACTGGTATCCAAGGCGTACAGGGTTCGACTGGATCGACTGGAGCAACTGGCCCTGCCGGAACGGGAGCCACGGGCGCGACTGGCCTCACTGGTACTGGTGGTGCATTGGGGTATTACGGATCATTTTATGATTTAACTGATCAACCATTAGTTAGCATAACGGCAGAGCAAGTTGTTGCAATTGGAAGCACATCAGAACAAAATGGAATAACCATTGTAAATGGTGATGAGGTTACTTTTGCGAATGCAGGAACATATAGCCTAACTTTTTCTGTCCAAGTTACAAATCTGGCTAACTCTGTGGAAAGGGCAACATTCTGGCTAAAAACTAACAATGTTGATTACCCTGATTCCGCAACAGAACTCGATTTACAACCTCGCAAATCAGCTGGAAATCCTAATCGTCAAGTTTTGACTATCAACTATGTTGCAACAGCAACAGCAGGGCAACAAGTGCAACTTTATTGGTCTGGAACAAGCACCGATTTGACTGTTGAATCGTTGCCAGCAGGAACATCTCCTGTGTCTCCAGCGGTTCCATCTATTATTTTAACTGCTGTTCAAGTAATGTATACTCAAGTTGGGCAACAAGGGGCGACTGGCGCGACTGGGGTAACGCCAGCAAATATTGTTCTATCAGACACTACTGGGCTTACGGGCGCGACTCAACTTTCTAATATCGTTCAAATCACGCAAGCTGGATACGATTTAATCGTCACGCCTAACGCAAATACAATTTATATCATCGTAGGATAATATCATGAACGATAATACAACAACTCACGGAATATTTGGAACGATCATTTCGACCACAGGATTTATAGTAAGTATGCTACCAGAAATAGAAGCGTCTATTAGAGTCGCTGGCGGGATAATCAGTATTATTGCTGGTGTCCTGACGTGCATCTACATGACCAAACAAATAATTAAAAAATGAAACCAAAAAAAATAGTAATAGTAATGATAGTTATATCATTTATCTTTTTGGGAATGGCATTCTTAACGGGTTGTTCAGCACTTGGACAACCAACCATTTGTGTAGAAACACAATACGGAAAGTTCTGTTATGAGCTTCCAGAAATCAAAGGATTACAGAAATGAAAATCATAAACACACTACTCGCAAAATTCAGCGAGAACTCGACATGGCGCGGACTCATTCTGATTGCTACGGCAGTTGGAGTTAAGATCGAACCAGAACTCCAAGAAGCAATTCTCGTCGCAGGACTAGGCATTGTTGGACTTATCAACGTGGTTCGTAAAGGTTAATGGTTCCAAACTCCAGACCGCAACAAGCGAAAGAAAAGACCCTGATGATGGTAATAAAATCAGGGATTGTGGATCGTGTTGCGTTAGTAGGCATCCGTGGGTACTACATGGATACTATGGGAGTTAAAGGAAAGAACGACCGAGGTATCTACGACGATGCGATCATACTTTTATCACCAAGCGTCCATGCTACGTTTAATGCAAACACTGATCCAACGGTATTTAAAAAAGGTATCGCGGTACTCAAAACGGGCATTCATCGCTATCGTAAGGGGAATCATGGTATCTCTAAACCCGGAGGCGGCTACCCTGCGTTGCGACCTGCTAACCCAAAAGAGGAAGTGCCTGTTACAAGAGATGGTGAAGGTGATTCTATGGGGATAGCAATCAACATTCATAAGGGTGGATACAATACGACTAGCTCGCTGGGATGCCAAACGATCTATCCTCCACAATGGGATGGGTTCATCAATTTAGTTTACTCAGAGATGAGTAGATACAACCAAAAGACGATTCCATATCTATTGGTGGAAAACGCTTGACAAAAATCTAACTATCGTTAACGATAAAACAAAATTATGGGTAACTGCTCCTCAACTTCTAAATGCAATCCTTGCGGCCCAAACTACGATGCCATTAACCTGCTTGCAAACAAGACAGCAAGCTACGCTCGTCAGGCGAATACATCTGCTGTAGATGCAGCTAACTCTGCTACGGATGCAGAGAACTACTGGAAGGAATTTAACGCACTCTACCTTGGATCATTTGCTTCTGCGCCTACTGTAGACAACGAGGGCAACCCACTTCAAGAAGGTGCGCTTTACTTCAACTCGGTCAGCAATCAAATGTTCGTATGGCAGGGTGCATCATGGATTGATTTTGACTTTGACGAGTTCACTCCATTCTTGGCAACAGGAACAACTACTGCAAGAAACTTGGTTACAAGATTCTCTGAAATGCCAAGCATCTTTGATTTCGGTGCGGTAGGCAATGGTGTTGCTGACGATCTTCCAGCATTTACTGCTGCAAATAATAGCGGTAAACTTATTTTTATTCCTAAACCACCTGTTTCATACAATGTATCTGCACCGATTAAAATGGATAAGTGTGCCGTTCTCCTTGATCCATCTGCTACATGGCAACAACTTACAGATTCTGGTAATATAAATTATTTGCGTGGGAAGCAAGTAGATAATCCCGGCCCTCCCGTAGCAGAGTCAGCCAATGTATGGAGATTTAGCGACATGGTATACATTGGAGATGCCGCTAAAACATTAACTGGAGCAAGTGGAAATGCAGGAAACAGTTGGATGGCAGACCCATCTTTAATATCTGGATATTTAGGAGTCAATGGAAAACTTGTTGTATCAACAGGGCCAAATCAATCTATTTATTGTGATAAACCTTACGGAATAATATCTGGAGTAAGAAATTCTGATACTTGCCAATCCGCAATTGGAATTGGCGCAGTAGCATTAAATGACACAACTGGAGCTAATCAGTTTACATGGGGTGGCATATTTGAAGTTAGGACACAAAATCCAAATACGACATCATTTGGAGTAGAAATTAATGTAGGAAATTGCACATCACCGTACATAGGCCCATCACTAACACCTTACGGGCCTGTTCTTGGAGGTTTCACAATTGGAGTTGCGCTTGGAGGCGGAGGTGATCCGGTTATGGGCCCAGCAATTACAGGGCCATCAAGTTGTGGAATATATCTTGGTGGAACTAATAATAATGAAGGTTGGAAAACTGGAATATGTTTTAGAGGGTTTTCAATAAATGGAACAGAAGGGAGTTCTTTAGTTTCAGAACCAGAAGCGATTGCATTTTGTGCAAGACATTCGCTGCGTTGGTATGAACCAACAACAAATACTGTAACAGGAACAATCCAATGTTCAAATACAATTGCTGGAACAAAAACAAGAATAGGACTTGGCAGTAATTTGATTTCATATACGAATAATGCTAATAAATCATTTTTCTTGGCAGTTTCTCAAAGCCCAAATTCAGTAAATAGAATTCAAACAACTGGAACTGATGCTGGAACTAATCCAACAATAGGCGTGGATGGAGATGACACAAATTTAGACTTGACATTACTTGCAAAAGGAACAGGCAGAATTAGATATGGAACAAATGTAGCAACATCAGATGTTCCAATTACAAGTTATATTGAAATCAAAGACGCAGCCGGAAACATTCGTAAACTTGCAGTAATTAGCTAAATATGAATTGGAAAATAACACAAATTAAAACAATTGATAATCCAGAAACTGGAACGATTGTAAACGCATCGTTTTCTGTTTCAGACGGAACATCTACTATCGGAAGTGATACTAATCTTCTTTCTGCTAATTCAGAATCATTTGTTGATCTATCTTCTGTAACAGAAGAACAAGTTATACAATGGGTGAAAGATGCGCTCAACGCAAACAGCATTGAAGGACAAACTACAGAAGTTGAAAAATTTGAGAACTTGGTTATAATCAAAACGAATACACCACAACCGCAAGTTACACCTCTTCCATGGGCATGAAAATCGAGTTTAACGAACAGCAACTACAAGTATTGAACGCAGCATTGGTTGAGATTCCATACCGCATGGCAGCACCGCTGATTCAACATATCAACCAGCAAATCCAAGAACAGCAAAACTCGGAACCAAGCGGACGAACAGGAAACGCATATCCAAAAGAAAAATACGAACCATGAGTAATTGCATCCCATGCCCACCTTGCGAAGGAGACGAACCGCTCGTCTGTGAACCATACGGAACTGTAACCACGGGTAATCGAGTGATGGTGGAAGACGATGCGTTCTGCACCAAGACTATCGCTAACCCATCAGTTCCTTCTACCTTATCATGGGATAACGGAGTGAAGTGGCTTGCTGCCGAAGGATGGCAGAAAATCACATCTACGCACTACGCTAAAACTGGAGAGAAACTATCTGTTAATTCCGTGACTGGGCCATTCAGTATTATCCTTCCGCAGAATCCCGCGCAGTTTGAAGAGATTGTTTTTGCAGACCACTACACAAGCTGGGGAACAAACAATGTTACGATCAACCGGAATGGATCGTTGATCGAGAATTTGGCTGAGGACTTGGTTCTAAACACAACTTGGCCGAATCAAATCATCCTTCGCTTTGAGGGATCAACTTGGAGGGTTTACGCAATCATATGACATTATCAGAAGTAATTCAGAAAAGAACAGTATATGGCAATAGTGCATTTCTTAAAACAACCGGAGAATGCAAAGTTGTTATTGAGGCAGATGCTTTTAATTCTCTGGGGGAAGACGCTGCGATTCTTGAATTGGCATCAGATTCAAAAAGAGTCATGGGTCATTTACGAATACCGCAGGGAACATCCAACAATCTTGAATTGGTTGCTGGCGGAGACCTGTCTAATGATATAACTTCCGGTATTTTATTTTATACAAAATCAACAAACCAATCTCCAACAGTAAAAATGACAATTGCTGAAAACGGAAATGTTGGAATTGGAACAACTTCTACTGTTGCAAAATTTGTTGTCAACGGCCCGGCTTTATCAGACAATCAACCAGAAATCAAAGTAACTGGTAATGTTGGCTCAATTGATATTCATAATTCAATTAGTAGTGCAGCATGGAATAACATTGTGCAAGCTGGAGATAAAGGAATTATATTTTATGACGCTACAGAATCTACAGGAAACTTTGTAATTGCCCCATGGCGCAGTCCATCCCTTGTTGGTAAAGGAATCCGAATGGAAGGATCGACTGGAGACATTGGAATACATACTTCCAATCCACTGCGACCACTTCATGTAACTGGAACTGTTCGCTTGCAAGGACTATCTACTTACGCCAACAATGCCGCTGCAATTACTGGTGGATTGGTTGCTGACGATGTTTACAAAACCTCTACTGGTGAACTCCGAATTGTAGTCTAAAAATTTAATACTATGTCTTGTCGAAATTACGATCCCTGCCTTGATAGTAAACTGAACCAGATTGGAAGTTACGCCGCTGCCGCAAGGTCAAGCGCACAGAACTCCGCTGCAAGCGCAGAGCAGTCAGAAGACTTTTCGCAAGCATCAGCAACAAGTGCAAGCCAGTCAGCTACCAGTGCAACCAATGCGGCAACGAGTGCAACAAACTCTCAGAATAGCGCAACAGATTCAGCCGATAGCGCGAGCGAGGCGAACAACTACTTAACGCAAGTTACAAACATCTTTGAGGACTTTGACGAGCGTTATCTTGGAGCTAAGTCAGTAGCACCAACAGTAGATAACCAAGGGAATCCACTTCAAGAAGGTGCATTGTATTGGAACTCTGTTAGTGACACAATGTTCGCATGGAATGGAACAATTTGGGTAGCAACTAACTTTAATCAATTAACGCCATTTACAGCAACAGGAACAATCACTGCAAGGAATCTTGTTACTCGCACCGCTGATGTATTTAATGTCAAAGACTTTGGTGCGGTTGGAAACGGCACTACTGACAACCAAGCTGCATTCCAAGCGGCAATCAACGCAGCCCTTGCCGCTGGTGGTGGAACGATTTACATCCCTAAAGGAGTTTACAACTTTCCAAATACATCTAACGCAGCAAAACTTGATCCCGGTCTTGGGAATCTTACATTCAAGGGAGATGGTGATGCTTCATCTATTTTGAAATACTGGGAAGGGACAGGCAACGATCAACAAGGTAACTTGTTTGCAAATACAACGAATAATCCAGCTAAAGGTGCATTGATATTTCAAGATTTGCAAATTCAAGGATCACTTGGAACTCGTAGTGGTAGATTCGGCAATCCAATGTGGCTTGATTATTATCCAGAAGTTTTGATTGATAGTTGCCGATTCTACAACATCGCAGGCATGGCAATGGATTTCCATTATTGCGGAGCGTTCAAGTGCATTGATTCTTTTTTTGAAAATATTGGAGCAGACGCAATCCGCGCAAGAGATACGGGAGATTGTATTGTTACTGGAAATACTATTAAGGTTTGTGGAGATGATCCAATTGCATTGCATACAGCAACAGTGACACTACTTTCATTCACTCCACAAAGAGAAAGAATGATTGTAGCAAATAATATTATTATTAATTGTGCTGGGTCTTGCAAAGCAATTGGAGCTAAAAAAACAATTTTTAGTGGCAATCAACTTCACTTGTCTGGCCCGATTGCAACTTCTCCAAATTATCTTACATTTGAAGGTAATAATCCAATGTATGATATATCTGTAATTGGAAACACAATAACAGATGCATATCAACTTGGACAAACAACGATGCCATATAATGTAAGTGCTGGATATAACATTGTTCTTACATTGCAAATGGCAAAAGCAGGATCATCGACAAACAATATTATTCCGGGGGATTATAATCCAGCAACAGGAGAAATTGTTTATCCTTGGTATTACACTCAAACAAGTGGAGCAGTTGCGTCAAATTCAATTCCGAGAACATCTGGAATAAATATCTGTAATAATACAATCTCCAGAACAAAAGCAGCAACTGTTTTTACAGATTTTAGCGAAGGTCAAAGATTGTGGCAAGGAGTTTATACGAACCCAAATGTTCTTCCTTTGGAAAATGGTGGATTAAATGGTGTGGGAATTGCAGTTTTTGGAAATGCTGAAAATCTTAATATTGCAGATAACAATGTTAGAAATTGTCAACTTGGAATTTATCTTGCTCCAGACAATAATGCAGCAACAACCGCTCCAGAAACAAAATCAAAACTTTTGAAAAATGGATCAATTACTGGAAATGTATTATATGATTGTTCTGGTGTCGGAATTCAATTTTCTATGGCTGGAGCAGGAAGCGTTGATCTTTTAGTGTCAAATAATGTTATTAATTGTGATCCATACAGAATAAACCAATATTCTAATATTGATGGAACATATATTACCAATAGTAGTGCGCCAATTGGAATTCAAACATTCAATGCAAGAGGATATACGATTAGAGAAAATAAATTTAAAAATTGTAGAAGTCCAGTTTCAAACCCATCTACTGGTGGAGCAAATATACAAAACAACACAATTTATTGCCTTCCAGTTTCGCCATACACTGCAACAGTCAATAAAGGAGTAGGAGATATTTTGTTTGGAGCAGGACAAGGAGATGGAAACGAAAATGGAACATGGTTATATGTTATTGAGGATTCAGATCCAACGAGCGCAACATATTTGGATTTTATCTCTAAACCATATACTACATATCATATTCAACCATTTGATACAACACATTGGTATCCGAAGGGATGGTTTGTTAAAAATAACAACCCAACATTAGATGGAAACGGAATGACAATTTCTGGTTGGATTCGCCTTACTACAGGAACAGCCCATGTCGCAGGAGTTGATTGGGCAGTAGCTCGCGTTAGTAATGTTTCACCAGCCGTTTAATTATGAATTACGAAATCAAAATCAATCAAATCTTCACCAGCAATTCTAACATTGAGGGAGAAATTTCCGTAGTTGCTTTTATTATAGATGGAACAGAAGATCAATTCACAGCAAGTTGCTATGGAGAAATAAAACTAAATCCTGCTGATCCAAATAGTTTTATTAATCTTAACAACACAACTGAAGACAATGTTGTTAAATGGGTAAAAGATGCACTTGGAGATAAGCTAGCTGACTACGAACGCATCGTTCAAGAACGCATCAACGCGCAAAAGAACCCACTTGTAGCAACACCGCTTCCTTGGGTAAAGGAGGAAGCAAATCAATATATTGAGCCAATTGTTCCAAGCCTTACTCAAGTATAATGCCAACAGAAGGATCAGTTTTTGATGGGTTTACAAGTATCATCGCGCAAGACGCAGATACTCATCCATCGTATTTACCAGAGTCTGTAGTATCAGAATCGGTAAATAGGACATTCAGAGGAGGCATCAACCGAACCAGACCAAGCATTCGGAATATCCCGATTCTTGCTGGAGCAGGACAAGACGAGATTATCGTTAACGATATTCTTGGTGGCAGCTTCCAAGGTTCATATCCATATCGAGCTACTAACTACAGAGCAAGCGATGGATTACTCTTATCAGTATCTGGAGTTATCTACTTCCTAAAGATCGTAAACAACCAAGCGTTTGCCTACAAGATTATCGAAGGTAACGATCCGGGCATGATGCACACATTCTTCGTGCAAGCTGAAGATCGGGCGTATATCCAAAACGGCTACCAAAATGCCATAGCATGGGATGGAGTATTGGGAACGCTGACTGCAAGTGAAATCCAGAACGGAGACTACTGCGAGATTGTTTCGCTTGGAGATGGGGTTACAAATACAAACTTTACTTTGATCGGCGCACCATCCAATACAGTCGGAGTTAAGTTCACAGCAATAATTACAGACACTCAAAGGGGAACTGGGACAGGCACAGTCAAGCTACCTGCCTACCGACTGAATCCATACTTGGCAAAGATGCCGATTGGAACGATCATGGAGTATGCCTTCGGGCGAGTTTTTGTCTCTGATAGGTTCAATCAAATCTACGCATCCGACATCATCTATGGTGGTGGATTTACTGATACCAAGAATACAGAGAACTTCACAGAGATAGGATACTGGGCAGAAGGTGGGGCTTTCTCGACACCAGCCATGATGGGGAATATCACAGGGATGAAGGTCATGCCACAGATTGGAACTAACCTTCGTGGACAAGGTGAGCTTGTTGTCCTAACTGGTAACGGAGCATTCTCAATGGATGTCTCTATTCCAAGAAGCCAATGGAATACATCAAACATCCAGCGCATTTCATTGCTTGGGCGAGGTTGCACATCGCCATACCTTGGACTCGCTAACTCTGAACTCTGGTTTAGATCACACGATGGTTGGGCATTCTATTCCAATAGCCAATCTGAATTTGCGCGATACTTCTCACTTCGTAAACTTTCAAGGGAAGTAAACAAATGGGTGCAGAACGATACGCCGTGGTTAAAGCAATTCGCTTCTACGATGTTTTTCGACAACTACATCATTAGCACGGTAGCTCCACAGACCTATCGCGCAGCAGGGGTAGAAGGATTGAATCGTTACCATAGGGGAATGGTTGTTCTTGACCTTGACCAATCCTCTTCACCTGCACCTGACGCACAGCTTTCTTTTCGCTGGAATGGCATCTGGACGGGCTTTAGACCAACGCAACTACTCACAGCACTAATTGCTGCTGAAAAGCGTGGGTTTGGATTCTCGTTTGATAAAGACAACAAGAACCGACTCTACGAGTTCACTACCGCACAAGGTGACGATTACGGCCCCAATGGAACGAGGCAGATTGATTCCTTCTTTACGACTGGCAGATATGACTTCAACCGCAGTGGGGCAACAAACAAGTTCCTTCGCAAAAAGATCACTGGTGGAGAAATGTGGTTAAGTGAGATTAAAGGTGTAGTAGATAGTTATGTCGATTACAGAGCAGATTCCAATCCATGCTGGTCAGAACTTAAGGTTCCAACATCCTATGGATGCAACCCATGCTCACCTAAAGTAACTGAGTGCGTACCACAGAAGAATGGTAATCGCTATAAACGCTACAAGTTTAACACTCCTGATCCAAGTGAATGTAATGATCTCGCTGGTATTCCATCGGTAGAAGGAAGCGAGTTTCAGATTAAAGTTAATCTCACTGGCGCAGCTACTGTTGATCGGGTAAGACTGATGGCAAACATCAAGAACAACGATGATTCTCCAGTAGGTGACTGCCCCGAAGAAAATCAAGAGTGTGAACCATTTTTGTGTTGCCAAGAAAAATATTGGGAATACAATATCGTGAATTAATCTAATGGACAATCAATCTTCGTCTCCAGCACTTACGTTTCCAAATGTTCCAGATGACTTCTGTCCAACTGGTAACTGGCAGAATGTATTTCAAGTATTCATTGATGAAGTTTTATCTAATGGAACGATCAATGTTCCGGGGTTGGGCGATGTAACTCCAGCGCAAGTTGCTCAAATCAACGAAGACCTTGCTGACCAGCAAACGCAGATTAGCGCACTTGATACGCGAGTCGATGCTTTAGAGACTACCGTTGCTGCAATTCCAACTGTCAAAGTTCGTTACGGAACGCAAACAGGAATTGCGGCTGGAGACACAACATCTATCGGAATTACATTTAGTTCCGCTCTGCCATCTGCTGTTTATGGAATTTCGTTGACTCCTATCTATGGTTCTGGAACTCCAGCATCAACCCCACTTTACACAATTATCTCTCAAAACGCATCAGGATTTACAATTCGCGTTGATAACAACATTGCAGAAATTACGAGCTTGAACTGGATGGCAGTTCATACCTCACAACCATAAGCCATCACAAAGAAAAACCAAACATATGACACCACTAAAAGGAACAGACCCAAGACTCGTTAGCGGAGGCGCACCAACTCGCGGCAAAATCGGAACGCCTATGGGTAACAACAACCCGCCTAACACTGGTACTAACCCATACTCCAGCGCACCACTTCCTAAATCTGGAAAACCAGTAGGCTCGAAATAATTATCGGAAACGATAATATATGGCTGATACCCTCGAAGAGATGGTAGAACTCGTTAAGGGGTTTTGTGGCGACTCAGGAACGTGTTCGTATGAGCGCGGAGTCAAAGCTGTAAACCAAGCGAGGAGATTGTTGTGGAACAAAAGGGCGTGGACTACTCAAGAAGAGTACGTCCAGATTTGTTGCGTGAACGATTGCTTCACGCTTCCAGCCCGATACGAGCAAATCAAACTAGCTTGGATCGGTAATGAATCTGCGTCTCTAGCAGACGAATGGTTCAATGCTACTAACGCTTTTGCTCTCCATGCGGATCACTCATGCCATAGGTTGATTACAGAAGTAGGAGGACTCCATGTCCTCTTCCGCGATTATACTACACGTCCATATCAAATCGCAGTCCTCGCTGAAAATTCAGAAGACATCGGCGTAGAGTTGATGTTTGAGGCGCAGGATGAATATTCAACATATCATAAAGTAAATGTAACAGCGCAAGCATATCCATCCATTGGGAAGTCTGATGTATCCGTAAGAGGAATTAGAGCAGTCAGCAAGCCAGTCACCAAAGGTAGGATTCGGGTATATGCCTATGATGCTACTTTGGAAACAAAAACGCTGATAGCAATCTACCAACCGAATGATGCTAATCCAACCTTCCGTAGATTCAAAGCACCCAAGACCTGCGAGTGTATCACGCTTTACGCATCGAAGAAATACTTTGATCTAACTGATCCAAAGGAACTAGTAGAGTTCATTCCAGATGCGATGATCTATGCTGTATTAGCATTGAACTCGCGGGAGAACAGGAAGGCTCAAGAGTTCTTGATAAACATAGACCTAGCTGTTAAAGAACAGGAAAAGGAAATGGAGAACGTAGAGATTCCTACTTGTGGAACACTTCGTATTTCTAACTTCAGTAGGGCAGATAATCTAATCGGTTCTGATCTACTATCCCCGTCACCAAACGATTACTTCTTATATCGATGACATTAGAGATCACAGAGAAGTTAGACGCTAGGACAGTTGAGGGGTATGGTGATCCTAACTACGACCTAAACCTAATGGACGTAGAGATTCTAAATCTACCTCCACGGGAATGTCCGTTAGTTCATAGGTTCACGCCGGGAATGTACATTCGGGAAATCTATATGCCGAAGGGAACAATTCTAACAACTCTTCTCCATCTTACGACTCATCCATTCTTTGTCCTTAAAGGGGATGTAACGGTATGGTATCATGGAATCCCTGCTCACCGATATAAAACAGGCTACACGGGCATCACAGAAGCAGGAACACGCCGAATGCTTTACACCCACAAAGATACAATCTGGACAACTTGCCATGTAACAAACTTAACTGATCCAGATGAAATCATTGACTCAATCACTTCAAGAGACTTTAACCCCCATATCGCTAAAGATGATTCAAGGGTACAGAAGTGGCGGCACAATAGAACAGATTTAATCAAATGAGATTCCTTCATCATCCAGAAGACTTGATTCGCAACAAACATCAGATGATGTTTTTTACCAGTGCATTTGCCATTGGTGCTGGTGTAGTTGCTGTAGCAGCAGCAGGAACAGCGGCAGCAGTTTCTATGTCAGCGGCAGACAAAGCTAAGAAAGCTCAAGGCGCAGCAGCAGGACAATACAAAAAGCAACAACGCAAAGCTGTTAAAGGATACGAAAAAGGTCAGCAACAAGTACAGGGGATGATCAATGAAGTCAAAGCTCCAGAGTATAACCTTGGAGCAATGATCGGTGATGCTGGTCAGATTTCAAACTACTATCGCCAACAGCTTGAGACATTTCAACCCGGAGCAGCGCAACAACGTCAACAAGCGCAAGATCAAATCAGTCAAGCAATGGGTGTGGTTAACTCCTATCTTAGAGGTGAAGTTCCTCAAGATGTTAAAGATCAGATCATGCGGAATGTTGCTGAGAGCGCAGGAGCAGGATTCAACCCAGCAACAGCAGGACAAGCTGGCGGATTCCAAGCAGCACAAGGACAATTCGCAAGAAACCTTGGTCTAACATCATTAGATATTCAAGGCCGAGGACTCGCCGCCATGCCTAGTGTGCAAGGCACAGCACAGAACTGGCAGCAATTAGCAAGAGCATTTACAGCAGAACCATTGGATGTAGGAAGACTACAACTTGGTTATCAAACCGCCGCAGCAGAAGTAGGATTGCAGAAAGCACAGAAGACATCTGATATGTATAGCAATATGTTTAATGCTCAATCTGGATTGGCTACTAACATTTATTCAGCGAACAAAGAGAATGCAGCAGCAAGTTACGCTGCATCACAAGCGACAGCAACAGGAATATCTGATATTGGAAAAGCAACATCTGGCGCGTTATCTGGATATGCGACTGCGACACAGGGTATTGGTGGAGGAATGACTGGTAGTGGTGGATATACTACACAAGGATACGCTCAACAAGCCGCTCCGTATGCTGCTAGTTATGGCAATACAATGGGAATGGGTTATGTGCCTAGAGCAGAGGCAACTGGAAGAACTTATAATCCAGCATCACAAATTTATACATAAAATATTATGTCAATAGCAGAACTCATAATGCAGGGAACAGAGCAGAACACCAAGTCAACAGCTTGGGTTAGTGACTCGTTGCAAAAGCTAGGTCAACAAGTTGGAACTGCCTTGAAAGAAAAAGAGCAACGTCAACAAGCTCAGGTAATGATGCCATTCTTGCAACAGAATATGCAAGAGTCAATGCAGTTGGCTCAAACTGGAAAATCTGGAGAAGCCTACTCTAAAATGTTTTCTGTGATGAATCCACAGACATTGAATAATCCTCAGTTACTTCCATTCATTAAACTGGGATTTGACGCTATCGGTAAATCTACTGATGATTACCAACGTAACAGGCAACTTGGAATGATGGAGACCATGTATGGTCAAAGGTACGGTGGTGAAGCTCCGGGGATGACAGAGGTTGATCCTAGAGAGTTAGCTAGACGTACACTATTAGGTGATAAAGCAGCACCACCAGATACATATGCTGCACCCCAAACGCAAGTAAGTCAGGCTACAAGCGCACAATCAGTACAAGGCATTCCTGCTGTAAATGTCCAAAGACCTATTGGAAGCGAACCATTTAAAGAACCAGAATTGCCACAAAATGGTGGTATCGCTGATGGTGATGTTCTAAGAGATCAACCTGATTTAACTCAAGCCCCAGATTTTATTCCTGTTGAAAAAGCACCAGCCGCAATAGACCTATCTCCAATCATCAAAACAGCTAAAAGTCCAGCTTTCCAAGAAGCACTTAAATCTGCTAGTAAAAATCCTCCGTCAGAAGAGAGGAAATCTGAATACCAAAAATTTGTTGAACAATACAACAAGCAGCCAGAAGAACAAAAGCAAGCAGTAATGCAAGAAATGTCCTTGGTATTCCCATCTTATAAAGACTTTGAGAACAAAAAAGCAAACATACAAAACTTTGTTCCTCTCACTAAACCTCAAACAGATGTAGTTGGTGACAATATAACTGGATTGATACTTACTCCAGTTGAAGAAGCAACAAGCACAACTGTATCAAGTGGTGAAAGTAAAAGCGGACAAAGGCAGGGGCAATCAACAACATTTGGCACAAATAGAAAAGCACTTGATGATTTCAATACGAGCTTTACTGGTGCTGCATCTGAATTAAGTGAAGGTGAGATTGGTAAGTTTTTGAAAAAGAATGGTGGTGTATTCAATGTAACTATGAATGCAGTTCCAAAAACGCAAGATGCAGATAAAAACAAATACACAAAGGATGATATGCCAGAAAGGGTTGTTTTGTATAATAAAAATAGTGAATTCAATGATTCAAGAACAGAAAAAATAGAACTCACAAAAGCACAACTATTAGCATATAAATTCATTAAAGATTCACCAGCAGAAATGCAAAGATTAAGATCACGCAGTAGTGAGTCTTCATTTGTAAGAATTGCTGCTGCTATGCCAACTAAATCAGAAGCCAAAGGATTACCAGCAATAAGAACTGGACAACGCCCACCCATCACTGATATATTTGGAAACAACAAATGATCTTCACAGCAGACAAGCTAAAGGAAGCTAGGGATGCTGGATATTCTGATGATGAAATATTTAGTTTCGCAGGTCAATCAGACTCAAGGTTCAATGATGCTAAATCAGCAGGATATTCACTTGATGAGATAGCTTCCCATTTCACCACTCAGCAGCCAGTAGGAACTTCGGTAGAGCAAGAAGTATCCCAGCTTGGAGCGGCACTTAAATCTGGCATCGCTCAACCATTGCAAGCGATGGGCGTTACTGCTGAGACTCTCGGTATGCCAGCAGCTGGTGCTGCACTCAAGGGTTCGGTTGAACAACCAGAAGGCTATATCCCAGCAGCACAGAGATTCATGGAGCCGCAAGCTGGCGAAGCTCAACTCGGAGGATTTGCATTACAATATCTACCTCGCGCTATCGTTGAACAGGTCGGACAACTCGCAGGGAGTGTCGCATCTAGGGCTGCTGGGGCAGTAATCGGTGGTGCTGCTGGATCAGTAGTTCCCGGCGCGGGAACAGCAGTTGGTGCTGGTATTGGTATGTTTACTGGCCCAGCATTGTTTGAAGCTGCACAGATCGTTGGCCCAGTCGCACAAGAACGAGCTAAGAACAATGGCAGGGAAATCCCGAATAGCGAAGACTTGGCCTATGCTTGGACTACAGCAGGGACTGGAGGTGCGCTGAATGCTATTGGTGCAAAGTATCTCCCCGGTGGAGAGAAGGCAGCCGGAGCATTAAGCAAGAGGATTGCGGCATCCTTCCTTGGTGAAGGAGCCACTGAAGGAGCGCAGGCACTAGCCCAGCAAACAGGCGAAACAATCTTCACAGAGAAGGGGCTAGAGATTAAACCAAAGGCCGCGCTAGGTGAGGCATTGATCGGTGGCGTGTCAGCAAGCGGGGCTACTATTGTGATGAGTCCACTTCAGAAAGAACAAGTGGACATAGATAAACAAGCCGATCTTGAATCCCGTGATCTTTCCATCCCTGTAGATGATCCGGAAGTGCGAGCTAATTTGGATAAAGCAAATATCCTTGAACAAGAGAACAAGGATTCTCTAGCTATCATCAACAAGTTTGGCGTTGAGTCTGAAGAGGGGAAATCTGCCCAGCAAACTATTGTTGATAACACCGATGAGATTACCAAGATCAACGAGACTCTTCCTGCTTCAGCATCGTTACCGATAACGGAAGCAGAGAAGCAACAGATTGAGTTAGCCAAACAGATTGCTGCTCCCGAAGTTGCCGCGCCAGCACCTACCGAAGTTACCCCAACTGAAGTAGCAGTCGCAGAAGCTGCAACACCCGCGCCAGTAGAACAAGTAGTCACGCCACCAGTAGAGGTAGCACCAACCATCGCAGAAGCCGCGCCAGTTGAGCCAGTAGTAAGCCAAGAATTTAAAGATGAACTTGAAATGTCTGGAGTTGCTTACGATGGAGATACAAGG